TGGCCGAACATGCCGGAAAAACCCATCATCGGGTTTGTCATCATGCCGACGCCGCTTGCAACCATGCCCGGAATGTTCATCGGCGTGCTTTGCGTCGTCGTTCCGCTGCCTTCCGAAGTCCCGCCCATGGCACCGATTTGACCGCCTAGGCCGGCCAGATAGTTTGCAGAATTGATACCGGCCATTCGTTCTGCCTTGTCCATCTCGTCACGCATTTGGCCGGTCGTGAGCTGCAAATTGGCTTGGCCCTGGTTGGCTTGGTCAAGCATTCCGGCAAGCTGCGGCGCTTGGCTTCCGTAGCTCAGCAGATTGTTGCCCGCGTTCACCTGATAGCCGCGCTCTGTGTTGTAGTTGTTCATCAGGCCCGTGTTGTAGTAGTCGCCCAGGTTGCGGCTCAGGATGTCTGTGTGAGCCCCGGAACCATAGCGCCCGAGGCCTGACATTGATCGATTTACCCGGTCCTCGATGCGATTAGCGCCGGTTTCAAGCGCCGCCATCATGTAGGGATTGCCATTCAGGTAATCGCCGCCGACCGTCGATTGCAATTGATCCAAACCACGCCCAAAAGCGCCCTGAGCCCCCTGGATCTGACCCGGCAACACCTGCTGCACATTGTTGCGCTGGCGCGATAGCTGCGACATCCGATCAAGGCCAGCCATCGTGTCGTTAGAAAACGACGGTGAAAACGTCTCTGGCGTGCCGTATCGCATCGCCTGGCTAGCCGCCCCTTCGATGAGAGGCATTGCAGGCGCAAACGGGTTGCGCTCCGTGCTTTCGCGCTTGGTCGTGCTTTTTTCCTGACCCATCAAAGTGGCCTTTCCAGTATAACGTGCGTCATTCGGTATTCCGGCAAGCGCCTTGCCCATCCCTTTCGGGCGGTCATTTCGATCTTATCGCACCCAATGGCTCGCGCCGCGTCTTCAATGACCTTGAGCAATGGCGTCCACTGCTTTGCATGAGACCCCTTGCAGAAGTGCAGAGTGCAAACCTTGTTCCCGGCCATCGACGTGAAAACCTCGGTTCCGACGATCGCTGCTGTGCTTTCGAGCGATCCTTGAGTCACCACCCAGAGCTGCCAAGTCCCGTCCAATAGGCGGTCAACGATTCCGTCAACCGTGAATGATCCTCCACTATCTTCCGGCAGACCTTCGACCAAACCGACCACGTATGGCCACACCTTTTCCAGCATGTCAGCCCGGACCATAGTGATCTGCCATTCTGGCTGCGTCTCAGTCTGCAATCCGTCCATTATCCGCCTATCACCACGTAGTAAAATGTCCGATCCGTCTGCGCGTTGTTCGCGTGAGTGATCACTACTGAACCAGCCGTCACTACGGCATAACATCCGCCAGCCGCCATTTCCGCCGCTGCATTTGCAGTCTTCGGAAACATGAAAAACCCGGCTTGACCGTTGATTGTTGTCTTCGTGATCGTCGTGCTAGCTGCATTGGCTGTTAGCGTGATTTGGCCGCTGGCGTTGCTCCGACCTTCGATGAGTTGCTTGACCGCCTGTGCCACGACGCGAATGCGGTCCTCTGTCGGCGATATGACCAGCATTAACGCATGCCCTGGCCGATTTGGTCATCAACCATGCCTTCCATCCGAGACCATGTTTGGCCGGCCGGCGCGGAACATCTCGCCCTGATAAGATGGCCTGACGTATGTTGTGGAGATACGCCGGTATCAGCTAGAGCTTCTGCCGTATCGTAAACAACGGATTCGCCCTGCGCTTCTCGAGACGATACCGCCACTGTAGCCGCCGTCGTATCGATCAAAGGCCGAATGCCATTGATATACTGCCTGGCCCCGGCTTGCTTGTCCGAACTTTCAAACACTGCCCCCAGCGTTTCGCCGGTCATGTAAGCCAACTTTTTGTCAGCCCCGAACACTCCAAGCAGCGCCTCGCCGCCTTGCCAAACCGGGCTATCGAGCGAGAATAGCAACGTTTCCATGTTGCCGAATGCGTTCATAGTGTCGAGCGTGACGCCCGTGGTCAGCAGCCGTGCGATCGCTGTGGTCGATACGCTGGCGATTGTGGCCTCGTCTAGCGCCCAATCATAAAGCAGCAGCTTATCTGGCGTTGATCCTGTCGCCTCCTTTGAGACAAAGCCCCAGACAATCAGTCGATTGCGCGGATCAACGCCCGCAATCATGGGCTGGTTGATGGATTTTAGCTCATCCTTGAACCACCGCGCCCACTTGCCCACGCCGATAGGCTGTGCTGCGCCAGAGCCCAGATCCATCCGATAAAAACCGTCGTCCCCATAGTAGAAGGCGAGAGCCCCGAAACGCACCAGAGAGCCCGGCACAGCTAGACCGCGCCCGCCTTCGATCTGGTCAAACTGGAATATAGCATCGCTGTCAGGGATGAACGTCATTCGCGTGACGCGCTCAGCCTGCATCACATAGCCAACCTCGCCGCCGATCAGACCCCGGATAGGCCCGCCGTCCTGGAAGTCTTGATAGTCGCTGCTGCTGGTGCCAGGCGTCCACATCTCAGGCAAGGCCAGCCCAGACCACTGGATTCTGCGCTCGTTATTGAGGATACCGCCGATCAGCACGAAATCACGCACAGTCGTGATAAAACGGCACTGCGGCGGCGATCCTCCTAGCGCCTCGAAATTGCTGCTTACGCCAAGCTGATATTTCTGCGGCACGTCGCCAATAGTGCAAGCAACCACCAAACTGCCGGAAGCCGCAAACCGCCACGGCTCACCGCTCCCGGCAGAGTATGCCCCCCCGGAAACTCGCGTAACATCATCCCAAAGCTGATCAGCTCCGAGCTTATAGAGCGCAGTGCCGTCGCCTGCAAAGACATGCACATCGCCGTCATTATCGAACACGGTAGCCGCGCCCTCGCATTGTCCGGCCAAAGCGTCCGACAATGCCGCCGGCCCTCTCAGCGGGCCATAAGCACCGCCAACAAGCGGTATGCAATTCTCCGCGCGGCGTGCAACTGGTGTGTTAATGCCGGCTCTGTCAGGATGGAATGGGCCGAACGGAATCAAATAACTGCCCTCCCTGGTCGCATCCGAAGATTGCCAGGCATGCGCATGGCTTGCGCTTTACGGTTCGCTCCGTCGATGCTGGCTTGTAGCTGTGATAAATATCCGGCTGCTTTTTGAGCGTCCTGCATCCACTTGTAAGCCTCGAACATCAAGGCATGGAACCACACCTCTGGATGAGCGCTCAGAACGTCGTTAGTTGGCGCCCCCACTGTAACGGCCGGGAACCGCTTCCAATAACCTAGCGACAAGTCACCTGTATATGCCGGCGCCACCCTCAGCGTTGAGCCCTCAATCGTGTAGGCTTTGGGATTGCCCGACGTATAGCGCGCGGCAAATCCCTCAAACGCTTGCGGCTTCATATATTCCATGCCAGCGCGCATCGTGTCTGTTGCTCGATAAATCTTCTGGATGTCCAACACGTCATTGACGTTAGCTATTGTCCCGCTTCCCGACACCATTGCAATAGTCGTCGTGACATCCATTGCAGTCGCCCGCAGCGCGCTAGATGGCTCAAAAGAGCTTCCGCCGTTGTAAATGCGCGCTTCTGCCAGCGTCATAAAGTTTGGAAACTGGTTTGAAAACTTCGTGTCCGGGCGAACCGCAAAGGATTGAACTGCCTCCAAAAGCGCGGAATAGCTATCCACTATGCCCGGCCTCCCGTAATGCGTAGGCGGCTGTTGTCGCTGTCGTTAATCCATTTTTTCCATTGTTTTGAATCGTTCACCCAGCCCTCGTTGATCGCCTTGGACTGCACAGCCTGCGGAATGACGGCCAACGGTTTTACAGCCTCGTTTAGCTTCCGGCTGTAGCCGTCTGCAAGACGCGCTGCCTCATCGACGAGTGGTGCCTCATACCATTCTTCGCAGATTTCCAGTTCGTCCTGGTCCTCTGTCACGCCACTGACGATGCGCTGCTTGATGATCTTTGCAAGCGATCCGTCAGGATGGAACCGGCGCGCGATCTCGGTCCACTCGTATGGGTTTTTGATGATCAGATTGCCGTTAGCATCGCGGTTGGTCATGCTTCCTCTGCCTCTCCAGCCGCAATCATCGCGTCGGCTTCCTCAACCG